ATTTTGTTTAACTCACCAGAATCAACCAAAGCAGGGTGTAATCTAAAACCACTGCCCCCTTCATAACCAGCTAGTTTATACAGAGGCATACGCTGTTCTGCACCGGCTAGTTGATTCCTATTTAGTATTTTTGTATTATTTTTTTTATCAAACTCAACATGTGTAAAGGGGTCAGAGCCTCCTCTATCTATAGCCTCTCTAACATCTATTCGTGCCGCTGTTCCAGAGGGCTTTCCTTCTAATTCTGTAGTCCAATACGCTCTTGCTGCAGACATATTGGCATCATCAAAAGGCACAAGAATACCCTGTTTTTTCATAGCATGGGCTATAGCTTCTATTTCGTCTATAGGTGAAATTGATCCTGCTGTTAATAAGACTTTACCCTTAGCGTCTAAAACATCAAATACCAGTACACCTCTATGATAAATCCCGTCAGGAAATGCGTTTCTTACTTTTGCTTCAAAAATATCAAGCGCTTCTCTTGCGGAGTTACTTCCTGCTGCAATTTGACCTTCAAGATCAAGCTTAAACATTGCAGCACTTTCACCTAGTCTTGCGTAGGCTTTGTCTACAGTCAGATTTTCGTCCATCATATTCTTTGCAACTAAAGCCATACCGACTAAGTCGGATCGTATACGCTTTCCCTTTGGAGCAGAAATACCTTGTTTACTTTTTAAATCTTGTCCCGGCGCAGGTATTACTTCTGTACCGGGGAGCGCACCCGCTTGTTGAGCGCCAAACGATATCCTTTTTACTTGCCGAACATCCTCAATATTTGCTGCTGTAGCGTCTGCAATTATAGCTTTTTTAGCGTCATTTCCTAAATCGTCAATAGCGTTTATTGCGGCTTCAAATTGAGTACTGTTTATTTCTTTTTCTACAACAAAACGCTGATAGGCGCTTTGAACCTTAAACGCCACAGCATCTGAGCTAAACATCTTTACAGCGGTTAGAGGGTCAGTTAAAGGCTCTGCTGCAACTATTTGTTTTACTGCATTAGCAGGGTGATACTGTATTACAGCCTGTAAAGCAGCGCGGGGCCTATGATTATAATATATTGCAGTAGTTTTAAAATCGGCATGTCTTGCCATGCCCTGCACAACAAGAGGATCAACACCGCTATCAATTAAATGCTGTACGAAACTATGTCTTATATTATGCGGAGACGCATTTTTCTTAACCCAAGTGTCATTAAACCCAGCCGCTCTAGCTATATTATCAAACTGTTTTCTAAACCAATCTGGGCTTACATGGTTTTTTGCCTTATTCCCTCTTCTAGAAGGAAAAAGATACGGGTCATCTATGATCGTGCCATTCGGTGTAAGTTGAGGCGGTCTAGAGTTAAGCCAATCTTTTACAGCGTCAAAGGAAGTAGGATCGAGAAAGATCGAAGCTTCTTTACCCTTTCCAGCAGCCATACCTCCGGGGCCTTTGCCCATAAAAGTTAAAACTGCTGTTCCTCTTGGTCCGCTCCGTATCTCGCTCACTCTAAATTTAACAAGCTCACCTACACGAAGCCCAGCGCCGTAAGCTAACGCAAACATTGCTCTTAGCTCTTTTCCCTTTAGTCCTCGAATCCCTGTTTTTGGGTCAACATCATACGCATCAACTGCTTTCTGTATTTTTTCCCACTCTGCTAGTTCGATAGACTGAGGAAGTCTGTCAGGCGTAGCTCTAGGGCCTTTAACACCGGGCTGATCGACTTCAGCCTCTGCTTCAAGCCACTGTCTAAGCTGTTTCTCATATTCTACTGCTGGGTTTGCCATTCTTAGTATCCAAACGTAGAGTCAAAAGGTTTAGGCTTTGCTTCTTTCATCTTATTCATCATATTGTTAATAGTTAAATGGCCTCTTGCGCGAGTCATGCACATGTATCGCAAAGCATCGTAGGCGTGGTCGTCTGCTTTTGTATCTACATCTTCAGGGTTTGTCTTTGACAGTGGTAGTCCTGAGAGAGTACGTATAAGATGAGGACAGGTAGAAAGTATTCTTATTCGTGGTTCTTGTGTTAGCTCATTTACCTGTAATCGCCTGTGTAGTTCCATCTTACCGGCTATCCGGTTCCTGTCCGAAGGTGTCCAGCGTATTCCTGAACGTATCATAGTTTCTGCAATGGAAGGTCCGGTGCCTGTCTTATTCCAGCATGAGGAGTCAAGCACTGTGTAGTACATGGTAGGGTCTTCCCCCTCCATATTAGCTACTACATTGGCTAAGTTCTCAGCCGTTTGCCCCTTGCCATAGAACTCCCTGTATATCCACAGGTTATCGTCCCAGTCAACTGCGCCCCACAGAACACAGGAGGGGGCGGCGTACCCGTAATCCGCTGCGCGTATGCGTAACCAATTAGTAGGTATCTGTGTCTGTGAGGCTTCCACAACATGAATGTTGCGGGAAAACTCTGGGAACGCCGCTCCCTCTGCGACATCCCAATCCCCATCTAGAAGCCGTCTTCGTTCAACTTCTGGGAGCGACCTCAACATGGCTTCATATTCGCCAGTTTGTGCGAGGTAGGGGTTATCGGTCAGACGCGCCGGAATGAACTTACGAAGAAAAAGCGGTTGACCTGCTTTACCGTTAGTTGCTGTATCAGGCCATAAGAGTGCATTGCCTGTATCAACATCAGTAGCTGCAAAAGGACTATTGGGTGGGGCAGGGTCGATGTACATCTTCTTTACCCACCAGCCACCTACCCCTCCGGGGTTTCCTGTGCAGCGCATGTATGCGTTAATCTCTGAGTCCGTTGTACGAAGCCTAGAACGCAGATACTCCCAAACATAAGGCGTTGGGTAGTGTGTGATCTCATCAATGCCAATCCAAGTAAAAGCCTGTCCTTGGTAGCGTGTTACGTCTTTGTCTTTGTCGAGGTATGAGAACCATGCCGTAGCCCCGGACGGGAATTGCCACATGGCCTTCGACTCTCGAAAGATGGCACCGGGAAAAGCTTTTGGATAGAGTTGTTTACTCTTGTCAACCAGTTCTGTAAGCTCGTCCAGTGTGCGACGAATAATAAGGGCGCGATGATTGGGACTGCTACAGTAACGAAGCAAATCAGCGAGAAGAGCATAAGACTTGCCCCCACCAGCAGCGCCACCATAAAAAACATCCCTTTCAGGACTCGCCAAAAAGTCAGTTTGCGGCCCTGAGTTGGGCTTGAAGATAACCTCTGCTTCATCCTCTACTAGCTCCCTTACGGGCTTTGGTACATTCTGTAGTGTGGTATCTTCAATTACTTTAGCACCGTTCTTGTTGAACAAAGCCTGTTCAACCTTCTTGATGCTGTCTTTCTTTTCCTTGGCCTTGAAAGCTTTATTCTGTGCCTTCTTCTTAGCCCTGTCAGCGTTACGGACTGCAGCGGTGGATGCTCGTCTAGCCCTCTCTTTTGCGGAGATTCGGTAGTTACCTTTTTCACCCTCGGCTAACTTTGGGCGACCTCTACGCTTTACAGGCTCTTCTCTTGCATCGGCCTTATCCACCAAAGGCAGGGGGCTTTCGTCTGACGTTTTTCTTATGCCTTCGCTCTGGTGATCTAAATCGTCCAAGTGTCTTACCTTTATGAAATACTATCTTGGTATTCCCTGCCGTCTTCTTCTTTTTTACTGCCATTATCTTTTCTTGGGTTTACGAACTCCGCCGCCTTTTGCGTACTTTTTAACGGTGCCGCCTTTTGCTTTCCCCTCCGGTTTGTAAATACTAAGTTCCTTTCTGGCCGCTCTTAGCTGCTCTCGCGTAGCTGCTTTAATTACCTTTCCAGCGTCGGCACGATCATAAATAGCACTTGGGTCTTTTAAATTCTCTTTTGTGGGGTGTTCTTCTAAGTATCCTAATGCCTGAATAACATCCCCCACAGTTACTTGTAATTTTCTTTCGTCTGCCATTTGTTTACTTCCTGTTTGTCACCCTTATTTTAGCCGTGGTTTCCTTGAGGAGTTGGAGTACTTTTTAACAATGCCGCCTTTTGCCTTTTTTGCAAAAGGTTTACCAATAATCGCCTCTGTAATTTTATCAGTAGGGGCGCTGTAGCGAAGTGATGCTCCACGCTCCCCTTGGCTTGCTCTTGCTTCAACCCCAAATCTGCCCCCATAGCCAAAAGGATCGCGTGTTTCATATCTTGCTCCTAAAGCAGGTACTCTTCCACGCTGTACATCTTCAAGACCCAAACCCTTGTAGTCAATATTTATATTTAGTCCCTGTGGTAGTTGTCTATTAAGAACCTTTTCACCTTGCCGTGTAATCTCTGCAAGTGCGCTCCTAGATGCTTTAGACTTTAACGCTCTTGCCT